TGTTGCGATGATAAAGATTTTGACAGCAGAAACATCGGCTATTACAAGCACAACTGGTTCACCATCCACGTTCACTAGTGGTAGTTACACCTATTACAAGTGGACTGCATCAGGTTCTTTCACACTTGCGTAGCAAGTGGCTGATACTTATACCCGCGATAGGTTTCGCGTTATTCGCTAAGCCTGCTAAAGCTGACACGCTCGGTGAGTGGACGTACAGCCAGTCCTGCACAAACTCTGGTTCAGTCGAAGTAATAGACAACACTATTATCTTGCATGGTCCTGACGGTAACGGCTGTTCAGGTCAACCGCATTGGGTGAAAATAGAAACCGTTATCCCTGCTGATGTGAACACGGTGGATTTTACTTGGGCATATCAAACTTATGATGGTGCTTGGTATGACCCGCCGCAGTACGCGGTGAACGGTGCATATGTTCAGTTAACTAATGCGAATAATGCGACTGGTTTGCTTTCTGTACCTGTTCAAGAGGGTGATGTTTTCACATTCCGTCAATACTCAACAGACACCTGCTGCCAACCAGGTCATCTCACAATTAGTAACCTGTCGTTATGGGCATCTATAACCTCATCCACGACAACGACGACGACCTCTACTACTACTGTCCCGTCAACGACTGTCCCTGTCACCAACCCGACTACTACGACAGTTCAAGAAACAACTACAACAACGACTTCTGTGGAGAACTCAACTAGCACTACTTCTTCCGTACCCCAAACAACAACAACAGAATCAACGACGACCACGACACAACCGCCAGAAGTTCCAACACCTGTTACACAGCCTCAAATATCTGAGCCAATATCCGTCGATACCTCTGTTCCTGTAGAGCCTGAACCAGACGAGACAACGACCACAACGACACAAGCAGAGGCGACCACCACAACAACCCTGCCTCTTGAAGAAACAACCACGACAACTGAACCATCCCCTGAGACTACCGTCCCAGAAGCCCCTGAGACACCATCAGAAGCCCCTCTAAGCGACGAACAAGTGGATTCAATACTGGAAGAAGCTGTTACCACAGAAGCCCTTGTGGAAGCCCTAGCCGAACTAGCCCCCGAACAAGTCGAACAAGTCGTGGAAGCCCTGCTCGCTGAAGAACCAACCCAAGAACAAGCCGCAGCTTTAGCCACCAGCCCCGAAGTGCTTGCTGTAGTTAGCACCGAACAGGCTGCAGAAATCTTTCAAGCACTCAACGTCGAGGAACTGTCTGACGCACAAACCGAAGCACTAATCGCCGCAGTACAAGACGCACCCACCGAAGTACGGGAAACATTCGAAGACACCATCGACATCTTCAAAACAGCCCTAGACACCTACGTCCCAGTCGGCTCAAACATCCCAGTCGGCACACGCCGCACCCTAATCGCTGCCACCGCAGGGATAACCCTCGCCGCCGCAGGTACTAGAATTAGACGCTGATGCGCAAAATTTTGGACTACCTAATTGACAACGCTTGGACATGGGCTGGTACAGGCATGGTTCTCATCACCCTATCTGGACCAACCTTACGCCAAGCAACACTCATTACAGGCACAGTCATTTTGGTACACTCAATACTCACATTCTCAAAGAAAGACTAACCATGGCAAAACTTCAGAACATCATCTTCCGTATCTTCGCTCTGTTCGGTTCATCCGCACTCGCAGCAGTAGCTGGCGGTGCGATTATCGGCGTTCAGTTGTGGAAGTCGGCAGCACTTGCAGGCATCATGGCATGCGCCCAAGTAATCGAGAAGTTGTTGCGCTTCAGCGTGGACGGTTCACTCACCAAAGAGGAAATCGAACTGGCTTTCACTGGTGCAGTTAAGGCTAAGCCTGAAGCAGCCGAATGATGGCAATGAAAAAGAAGGCAGGAAACGACCTACCAATCATCGATGTCAAACTCTGTTCATGCCTTAAAAATGCGAAGCCTGGTGAACTCGCTCCGAAACTTCTCCGCAAGATTGAAGGCAAAGGAACACTCCACCACTGTGCCGCAGACGCATACGAAGCAATGGATGCGGCAGCAAATGCAGAAGGAATTGACCTCAGTCCGACAAGCCCAGCGGACACATACCGCACACTTGCGGTTCAAGAATACGGATTCTTCCAGCGATACACCACCGATGTAATCGCAGGTCAAAAGCCACGCATCTATCAGGGCAAAGCATGGTATCTGAAGAAGGGCAATGCACCAATGGCAGCCCCTGGAACATCAAAGCACAACCTTGGTATCGCTATCGATATCAAAGATGCAAGTAACCCGAAGCGTCTTGCATGGTTGAAAGCTAACGCTGTGTCGTTTGGTTTCTCATGGGAAGTTGTTCCTGAAGAACCATGGCATTTGCGTTATGTTTGCGGAGACAATAAACCGCAGCGCGTATTGGACTACCTAGCGAGCAAAGCAGCTTGATGTGGACGCTGGCTGGTCCACTATTTGGGCTGCTATTATTGCTGGTTTTTTTGGTGTGCTAACTGTTCTCATACAGAAACTTAAAAAAGAAAACAGCAAAGACCATGAAGTGGTAATGGGTATGTTAAAGATGGTGTACAAGAAGCAGGGTTCTGTTGAGTACAAGATTGATAAAGTGTCTGACAAATTGAGTGAGCATCTAGAAAATCACCCAAAGTAAACGCAAGACAATTCGTAGGACTGCTAACTTAGTTCGTCCTATGACAGTCCAAACACTAGAGACAATACGCAAATACCTAGTAACAGCAAGGGTTTCTCGTCCAGAAGAAGACGAATTCTTTCGAGCGTTAGCAGAACTTGACCGACTCATTCACAAGGTCAAAGCCCCACAAAAGCAAGCCGCCTGACTAGACTTGCCACATGGAAGAAGGGCGTAAATACCCCGTACTTTTGGTGACATGGGCTGATACCCACATGTCCCAAGGCGGCTGGTTAGAACTTGCTGACTACGAAGACGACGGAGAGTGCATCGTCTCATCAGTAGGTTTCCACATTCCTGTTGGCGACCCTGGCTCAAAAGATAAACACGTTACCCTTTGGCAAAGCTTCTCCAAAGACGAAGGTATCCATGCAATCCATATCCCAGTGGGCATGGTAAGAGAATTAAAAATTCTGAACGAACCTAGTTGACATACGGTATCACCATCAGATAAGGTGACACCAAGGGAAACTACAAGAAGGGAAATACATGAACATCAAACGTTATCGTATTCACAAGAACGAACACGGTGGACAAGACTGGTTGAACGACCGCTTCTGGGATGCACAGAAACGCAAACGAGTTTCAGCATCAGCAGTCGCAGCAATCTACGGACTACACCCATTCGTACCAGCAGACAGATACGCAGCTGAGTTGCTAGGTGACACACCCCCTGCACCTATCGAACCAACATGGGCAATGACACGCGGCAACGACCTCGAACCATTGTGTATCAAATGGGCAATAGACAAAACAGGAATCCCATTCGTCACACCTGAAGAAATGTTTGTTGCAGAAACAGACAACGGTGCGCGAATGATTGCCACACTCGACGGCTTCTATGAGAACGGTGACGAGCGAAAGATTCTCGAAATCAAAACCTCATCACGCCCATGGGAAGGCGAACTACCTGACTACTGGCGTATCCAAGGAATACAGCAAGCCATCTGTGCCGACACCAACCTCGTTACATGGGGTGTGTTCGATAACACGATGAGCCTGTACATCTATGAGCAACACATCAGCGACGATGAAAAGCAAGAACATTGTGATGCTGTAGCAAAATGGTTGTCCGCTATTGACCTTGGCATGACACCCGAAGGTGTGAACTGGTCATACGAAACCATCAGCACCCGCTACCAAAAGGTGGAGCATACCTCAGTTGAACTGCCAGCCACAGCAAAAGAACTGGTAGCACAACTGAAGCATGTGAAGTCAGAAGCAAAGTCGTTAGCAGAACTAGAAGACAAACTAAAAGCTGAACTGTGTGAGTTGATTGGCTCTAACGAAGTTGCTACGGTGGACGGAACAATCGTTGCAACATGGAAGGGTCGCACATGGGAGTCGCTAGACATTAAACGATTGAAAGCATTAGAACCTGAGATAGCAGCAAAGTACAGCAAACCAACAACAACACGAACACTTCTCTTGAAAGGGGAAAAGTAATGGAAGAACAAGCAATCAAAGAAGCACTACGCGATGTACTTGACAAGCATGGCGTACCTGACAAGTCAATCGTAGGCAAACTCCCACGCGGAGGAGGTTCACTCGATTTTGTCGGGCATGCGGAAATCACCAAAATTCTTATCGAGGTAGACCCACTATGGTCATGGCAACCATGCGGTTGGAACGAAGGACGACCAGCAATTCATGTAGTCAACGGCATGGCTGTGATGTGGGGAATCCTTACCGTTCACGGCAAAGACATCATTGGTGTTGGCTCAGTCAAACATGACAAAGCTGAACTTGACAAAGAACTTATCGGAGATTTCCTACGCAACGCCGCAATGCGTTTCGGTATCTCACTATCCCTGTGGTCGAAGCAGGAATGGGAAGGACAAGAAATAGCGGGGAAGGTACAGACCAATAGCAAGGTAGCGAATCCGCTTGCTACCAAACCTACTGAACCTTCTCCCGTGAACGAAGACAAACCACTATCACAACAACAAGTAAAACAATTCGTTGATGCTTGTGACAAAGTTGGTTTAGACCCAGCCATCGTTGCATCAAAAGCAAAGCTGAACTGGGACGGAGTAATCATGCAGTCACAGCTACCTATCTTGCGTGACGCTTTCACCGCAATGAAGAACGAGGGTGGTAACTAATGGCAGCGAAACGAACAGTAGACCCAACGGGTTCAGCACCGTCAACCAAGATGGTGTCAATGCGTCTTACCGCACATCAACTGTCATGGGTAGAAACCATCTGCAAGAAACGTGGCTGGTCGCGTAGCGCATTGTTCCGCATGCTGTTAGATGAGGAGGTGCAACGTGTCGAAGGAGCGAGCCAAGGGAACTAGTTTTGAAACATTCGTAGTCAACTACCTAAAGAACTTTTATCCTCATGTCGAGCGACGAACATTGCACGGCACGTTAGACAAGGGTGACATCGCAGGTACTGACCCTCGTCTTGTGTGGGAATGTAAGAACCAGAAGACACTCAACTTTTCTGGTTGGTTACATGAAGCTGAGAACGAACGAGTGAACGCTAACGCAGAGATAGGTATCGTTGTGGCGAAGCGTCGCAACTATGGCAACCCTGCTGACCAGTATGCGCTTGTTCGTTTAGAAGACTTAGTGAAACTGTTGAAGCAAGCAGGCTACTAATGGTTGAACGTAGCGAAGGTTACGAACCAACACACGACATCAAACAATTCGACTTCACAAAAGACTTAGAGTTTGGTCATCACGGTGAAGAACTAGTACAACAATTTCTTTCTGAGCTGAGCAAAGGTTCATTCGAAGTTAAGTATGACCGTTTCCGTAATGGTCGTATCTTCGTTGAGTACGAACAGAACCCGCGTAATACAGGTTGGAAACCATCAGGGATTGCCACTAGTAAAGCCAAATGGTGGGTGTATTTGTTCTCACCTAATGCGTTTGTTATAATTGAAACCAGCAGGCTACGCCGATACATAAAAGCAAATGTCGACAGGTTACAAACCCGAACGGCAGCCGCGAACTCCGACAATCCAGCGAAAGGATTTCTCATATACCCAGAACAGGTAAAGGAGTTGATGTCAGTATCCATCTACGATTAGGAGAAACAATGTTAAAGATTTTTATAGCAACACTTATAGGTTTAGGGGTAGCAGGGGGAACGGTAGTGATGGCACAAGCACCAGCAGAGACGACGACAGGAACACCATCATCAACCAGCAACTTTCGTTTAGTAAGGGAAGAACCACTACCAATTCCAGCTGACGCTAAAGTCCCACAATGGTGGGCATTGGCACGACAGGTGGGTTGGAAAGAGGACGCTATGCCTACGCTCGACTACCTGATTTTTAGAGAGAGCCGTGGGTATAACCGTTCATTCAACCGTGAAGACCCCAATGGAGGTAGCCGTTGCTTACTCCAGCTGAATGGAAGCTGGAACAACTGGCTGATTGACAAGGGCATCATCACTAAACCAGCAGACCTATTCAAACCAGTTACCTGTTTGACCGCAGGACTTGCCATCTACCAGTACGGTGTAGACCGTTACGGTTTTGGGTGGGGTCCGTGGGCTATCAAACCGTAGGCTGACTGTTATGAAGGGCAGGAACACAACAAGTTGGGTATGCGACAGATGCACCATGCGTCTCATTACCCATGTCAAAGTTTCCGAACCACCAACCCATGTATGTCTTGGGCGTGATAGGAATAGCACAACATCAAACATCTATCCAATGAAAGAAGAAAACAAATGAACACCATCACCATTGTGGGCAACGCAGGCAAGCCCATTGAATTGAAATACACCGCATCAGGACTAGCGCAAGGCTCGTTTACTGTTGCTACTACATCAGGTAAAGATGAAAAGAAAGTTACCGTGTGGCACAATGTCACCGTGTTCGGTCAGATGGCAGAGTACGCTGCATCATCTATCGAAAAAGGTAGCCGCGTAATCGTGTCAGGCAAGCTCGACATCTCTTCATATGAGGATAAGAAAACTGGTGAGAAAAAGTGGACAACAAAAATCTTGGCAGACGAAATCGGTTTGACAGTCAGGTTCAATGCGGTAGTAGCAGACAAAACAGAACAAACCTTGAAGCAGGTATCACAGAAGTTTGGTGCTGTCCCTTTCTTGGGTGACGAAGAAGCGTTCTGATGTTCACCGATTTCAACGCATGGTTGAAGTCTGGCATGGATAACGGGTGGATTTCACCGCCAGTTTGCTACACCCACGACGGTATCCCTATGTCTATTACCGAAGATGCGGAGTTCACTGACGGCTCTGACCCTTGTATCCATATCATAAGATGTTACGAGGACGCAGAACAGAAGGAACAAATTGAAGCGAACAGTTTTCAAACCGTGTACCGTAACCCATTCAGGTACAATACTGATGAGGGATAAAGGCAAACCATCACCGTGTCCTTGCGGCGAGCTACCTGTACCAAATGAGACAGTCTGTGGCAAACCCGAAGAAGACGACGACGACTGAACTTCCCGATGGCTCATGCACATACCCTTGTGGTCATGTCGGTGTGTGTGACCATTGCGGAACAATACAAAACGCTGTCACAGTATGGACAGATTTCGAGATAGACGGCTGTGAATGTTTATGTCACCTATTGCGACAGCATCACAGCACACTAAAGAAGAAGGGTAAAAAGAAATGACAATGTATCCAGCGTGGTACGAGAAAGCTAACTGTAAGGGTGTTGGTGGGGAAGTGTTTTTCCCTGAACCACAGGTTGGAATTAGTACTAA